ACGAATATCATGATTCAGTCCATGTTATAAAAGTGGATGAGATACATAGGCATAAATTAAACGCTGATTGTATTTGTGGTGCTAAATATGAAGACGGTGTTTATGTGCATACAGATATTGGTTTGCTGTCATGAGTGGCTGGCGCAATCCACCGCGTAACTTTGGCTTAAAATGCCTGAAAGATGCCGACACGTTAACCAAAAAGATTACTGGTGATATGTTAGCAACGGTTGTTGCTGCCTCTCCTGTGGATACTGGAGCTTTCAGGGGAAATTGGCGTGTAGGCATCGGCACGGTTGACACTACTGCTGATTTGAATAGCCGTGGAGCTGTGGCGGTTGGATTACCAAAAATTGCACAAGGTGGCGGACTAGGAAAGGTTGTATTTATATCCAACAGCCTGAAATATGGGAAGAAATTGAATGATGGTTATTCCATGCAAGCGCCTAAAAACTTCATGCAAATATCGTTTATGAATGTGGTTAATAAATACAGGTAATTAAGAGTATTTAAATATGAAAGAAGCAAACTTTTCACCAATATTCGCGTTTATGTATATTGGGTTGTGCAATATTGCTAGAGAAAATGGATATGCTTTAGCTGTGCACGGGACATTAAATTGTGATTTTGATTTAGTTGCGATTCCTTGGACCAATGAAGCTATTGAGCCTTTCGCTCTGGTTAAGCAAATCGAGGCGCGTATAGGTATTTGTGAGCCTGATATTTTTCTTGGACTGCACACTCAAGAACCTGAAATCAAACCACATGGTCGTTTAGCTTGGTTGATTAAGCTTGGAAATGGTGCTGCGCTAGATATTAGTGTTATGCCTAAAATAAAATATGGTTAATAAATACAAGTGAGGCTTTATGAAAAGCTGTAAATTAATCTTGCGTATAGATTCTGAAGAGCTAAATAAGTTATTAGAATCAGCTATTGATAATTTTAAGGATATGGAAGCTAATCATTTGCATGATGTTGATTTAGAGAAATGTGTGAGTGATTACATAAGTGCTGTTTTGATATTTAATCAGAGCATATTTAAACTTGAGCAAGTGGGTTTGTGATATAATAAGAAGTGCCTAGATTAGCTATCGAACATCGGGAAAGCCTACCGATTGGCACACTAAATTTTAGGCTATAACTGAGGTTGGTTATTATGAAAGTTGTAAGTCGTGGAATATTGCCAGAAAGCATAATTTATACAACATCATGTAGAGAATGTCATTCAGTACTTGAGTTTAAAAAGAGCGATGCTCGTATTGTTAATGATAGAAATGATATGTGTTATGTTTTGAAATGCCCTGTCTGTAGTAGTGAGATTTGGATTTCATCAACTGCATTGCGACCTGTAGTCCAAAGCACTGATTTTAGAGACCAGCCATACGAACCAAAATAAAAGAATTTATATTTTTAATGCTAAACTAGCCCTCAAATACGAGGGTTTTTTATGCAAACAACAAACGCACAAGCACGTAAAATCATCAATGACCATGTGAAAGCCTTCACTGGTATTCCACAAACTGCAATCAATTGGGAAAACCAAGCCAACTTCAAACCACCTACTACAACGCTATGGTGTCGCGTCACAATAGACTATGCTGATTCAAAAGAATCATGTCTATATAATGGTTTAATGATGCGAGATTACGGCATTATATCTATCCAATGTTTTGCACCCAAAGGTACTGGTGATATTGCTTTAATTGCATTGGCTGACGCATGGCGTGAGCACTGGAATGGATTCAATGTTGGTGATGTATGGGTGACTAAAACACACGCCCCAAATATTGCTAGAGCCGAACCCGATGACTTGTATATCATGGCTCTCGTTCGAGCTGATTTTCGTGTAAACTAACCATAAATATATAGGAGACGATAAATGTCAACTGGCAACAAACAGATACTACAATATTCAAAGGAGGCGGTATTTGGCACCACGCCTGATCCTTTTATCCGAAAAGCTATTCCATTCACCACAATTGAACTAGATAGCGTACCAAATAAAGCAGATTCAACTGTAATTCTTGACAGTCGATTGGCTCAAAAAGGTGCAATTGTTTCTGTGAACCATGAAGGCAACTTGACGACAGAAATGCGTTACGGTGTCTATGATGATTTCCTAGCATCGAATGCAATGAACGAGTGGGCAGGCAATACGCTTACTTTCGGTGGTGGTGTAAAAATTCCATTGTCTGTAATGCGTGGCTATAAAGACGCAAATAACTATCACGTATTCGCTGGAACATTAGTGAATATGTTTGAGTTGACTGTTGCGACTGAAAGCATTGTTACAATGTCATTCGGCTTAATGTCGAAAAGCCGTACACCGTCAATGATCATTCCTACTGGCACTGTGACCACCCCAACTCTACCGCCACCATATACCAACGTATCAGTCGGTGACATTCTGATTGACGGCCAATCAATGGCTGGTATTGCATGTATTTCTGAGTTCTCATTTAGTTGGGATAACTCAATGGAAGCACGTAAATGCTTGGGTCAAGGTTTAGAGACTGGCAACATCGTGGCTAAAACTGCGAATGGTACAGGCTCGTTCACCATGGAATGGTCGCAAGATGCTTGGGAGCTTTACGAAAAGCAATTCTCAAACACCACGATTGGCGTAGTCGTTCCATTCTTGGATAGCGCAGGCAATGGCTATACATTGACGATTCCTGAAATGGAAATCACCGCACCATTACCGAGTGGTGGTATTGATGATACCTTGCAGCTTACTGTAGAGTACAAAACTACAGCTCAAGCGCCAGTTCTTGTCCGAGCGCCGTTTGTTGGTCCATAATCAAAACGCCCCCTCATAGTGATATGATGGGGCATTAATTTGGAGTGTGTAAATGTCACTAGCAATAAATACAGTTAAGCCAAAAAATACAGAACGATGGGTACACTATACCGATTCAGAAGATAAGGTATTGGCAAGTTTTCTTGTGCGAAATATTGGATTTAAAAGCTACCGTGTGGCGCTTGAACGTGCAAACAATCAGATTGCATCGAAAGGCTTTGATGTAGATTCAGCAGATAAAAACGACAAACTATTCCATGAATTGATTTTAGATGCTGTTGCTTGTCATTTAATCGTTGACTGGAAAGGATTGATTGACGAAGAAGGCAAAGACATTATCTTTACGACCGAAAAAGCTAAAGAGATTCTAACATTTGGCGATATTGGTATGCTGATCTGGCACTTTGTTCGTGATGAAGCGCAAAAGTTGCAAGACGAAATTGACCAAGAGCGTTTTGAAATCTTGGGAAAGTCAGAGAACTCTACGAGTGGTCAAAAGTCGGAAGCACAGCAAGACGAAACACAATCGAACGAGCCTTAGGAAAGAAAGAATCAAAAGCACCAGAATTTAGCTATGTCGCAAATGAAATACTGAAATCATATAATGATATTGCACGATCAAGACGATATGAGAATGGTATTCCGTTGACATTATCATCTGTGGAAATCAGTGCATATCTACAAATGAATGAGTTGCCGTGTGACCTAGCGATATTCAATGAAGCAATATTCATGTTAGACAATATGTTTGTTGATGAAGCATACAAGAAAAATGCATCCAGAAAGTAGGTATTAAATATGATAGAAGAAAGCAGACTCATTATCTCTATTGACGCTCGAAATGCAGAACGTAATGCACGAGAGCTAAATAGAGAATTAAACAACATGACGACCAACGGTATTCGTGCTGAAAGCCAAATGAATGGCATGGGGTCTGCTTTCCGTTCGCTTGCAGGCTATATGGCAGGCGTTGTCACCATTGGTACAGCCATTAGCAAAATGGATACCTACACTGGCTTACAAAACAGACTAAAACTTGTCACTGACTCACAAAATGAACTTAATCAGGCTATGTCAGACACTTTTGCTATTGCTCAAAAGACGGCCTCATCTTGGGATTCAACAGCAATGGTCTATCAACGATTCGCAGATAATGCGGATCGGCTTAACATCACAATGAAGCAGACCGCGTCACTTACTGAAACAGTATCTAAAGCTATCTCAGTGTCTGGTGGTACAGCAGCAAGCGCGGACGCTGCTTTAGTCCAATTTGGGCAAGCATTAGCATCTGGTGTTTTACGCGGTGAAGAATTTAACTCTATTGCAGAGCAGGCCCCCGGCTTACTCAAAGCAATTGCCAATGGTCTTGACACAAATGTTGGATCACTTCGCGGAATGGCAGCAGAAGGAAAGATCACAGCCGATGTATTGGTGAAATCACTAACTAAAGCACAACCATACATTGACGACCTATTCAATAAAACAGATTTTACAATCTCGCAATCATTCACCAAGTTATCCAATGAAGTAACAAAATTTGTAGGCGAAGCAGGTAAAGCAAATGGTGCTGCATCTGGATTGTCTGACGCAATTAATGTGTTAGCAAATAATCTAAGTACGATTGCTAATATCGCTGTTATCGGCGGTGTAGCTTTGCTAACAAAAACTATTTTATCTCAGACTGTGGCTATTTATGGCTCGGTTACTGCATCAGTTCAGCGACGTGCAGCAGACTTGGCAGCACTAGAATCTCAAGCTAGATTAGCGAGCTTAGAAGTACAGCGCACAAGACAAGTTGCAGCACTAGCAGCTACAGAAGTCAATCTTGCACGTATCGAGTATAACGGTGCTGTTACACGTGCAGAGCGAGCAGCAGCGACAATGCGATTAACTCAAGCGGAAATTGCGCTTGCTTTAGCTGAGAAACAGAAGACTGCTTCAACGATTGCAGACACAGCAGCACAGAATGCTAATAATGCAGCTCGTTCTCGTGGTGCTATGCTGCTTGGATTGGTTGGTGGCCCAATCGGAGCAATTACAATTGGCGTTGCCGCTTTAGCTGCTGGATATATGTATCTAAAAGCAAGAACTGCTGAAGCTACTGCAAAACTAGAAGAACAAGGCAAGGTTGCATTAGAAACAGATGAAAATTTAAAGCAACTCGCTGGTAATGATAAGATTTCAGCAGTTAAAAATCTAACAGCAGCTTTTAATGATCAAAACGACAAGCTAGCAAAATCAAAAGAATCTGTTGATGCTGTTTTATTCGCTATTCGCGCATCATCAGTAGAGAATGAAAAAGCACGTAAAATAACAGAAGATGCAAGAAATGGCGTAATCAGTTATAACGAGGCAATTCAACTATTAAATAAAGAAAAAATATCAACAGACCTTTACGACAAACTAAAGGAGCAGGCTAACCAGTATGATGAAAACTCATTAAAAGCGGGTAACTCCCAACGAGTATTAAAAATTCTTGGAGTCGAGTTCAAACTTGCTGGAAATGCAGCGCAGAATGCAGCCAATCAGATTGATAAAAACTCTGATTCCATGGATAAGAACGAAACAGCAGCTCAGAAGGCTGCACGCGCACAAAAAGAATATACTGCTTCACTATTCGATAAAGACTTTGAAGCAAATTTCACCAAATACACATTAGCAGCAGGATTGAGTGAAGGGAAAACAAATGCATTACTAGAAGCTGCAAATTATGCACGTAAAAAAGGTGTTGAATTTACAAAAGAAATGGCTCAAGAAGCATTAAGAGTATATGAAATAGAAAATAAAAATAAAGAAGTAATTGACGCTCGAAATGAAGCGGAGAAGAAAAATACTAAAGAGAAAGAGAAACAGCAAAAAATACTCCAAGCAAGCGCAAAAGTTCAAGCCAATGCAGCGAAGTATAATTTTAGTGGTCTTGAGTCAAAATATAGCTTACCAAGCGGTATGCTTGCTGCGCTCCATGCAATTGAAACTGGAAATACAGGGAAAACAGGGCAAGTAAATAAGCAATCAGGTGCTACTGGTGGATTCCAGTTTCTATCAGGGACTGCTAAGCAATATGGGGTAAAAGACCGCACTGATTTGCAGCAAAGCGCAGAGGGCGCTGCAAAATACATGTCTTATCTCTTAAAACTATTTGAGGGAGACTTAGAGAAAGCTGTTCGTGCATACCACGCTGGTGAAGGTAATGTTCAGCGTGGAACTGGAATGGGTAAATATAATAATGATTACTGGGAGAAATTCAAAGGTTACTCTGCTGGCGGTGGTGGCTATAAGAGTGGCGATGTGTCTAGCAAAGACTTTGAAAAAATGCTTGAGGATGCTACAAAGATAGTACAAGAACAAGCTAATGCCAGAAAAAACCTAGAGTTTGAAGTAGCAAATGAAGTAACAAAAATCCGCGAAAACCTAAAAGACAAATTAATTGAACTTGATAAGGCTGGATTTTCTCCAGAGCGTAAAAAAGAGCTTGAAGATGAATATAAGGCTCGTGCTGAAAATGAAATAGCTATAGCTGAATATGCTTTAAAAACAAAACTTGAAGATTACAAGTCATTTGAAAAAAGTGAGTCTGAATTACTAAAAGCTAGTTTTGATGAGAAGAAATTCTACGCAGCTAGAGATATTGAACTATCAAAAGAACAGCGTGTTCAGGCTGTAGAATTACTTGATAAGCAGTACAAGCAAGAATCAGCATATCTTGAGCTTGGAAGACAGCAGCGTATTTTTCAGTATAAACAAGGATTAATGACTGAAACGGCAGCCATGCAAGAACGCTATCGTATTGAGATGCTAGAACTCATGAAGATAATCAATATTGATGAACGAAGAATTGCAATGCAAGCCAAGGCATCTACATTTATCCGTGGTAGCTTAGCGCCAGTCGGAACACCGATGCCAGTTGATCAAACTGGAATGACGAACGAGCAAAAATTACAAGAAGAAACAGGTCGTGAACTTCTTGCAATGCAAGCTCGTTATCAGGCAGCACAAGTAGCAGCACAAGATAATGCCAATGAACTGCTTCGTATTGATCAGGTATATCTAAAAGCAAAAGAAGACCTTCACGCTCAGCATGACTTTAAAGTTGTTGAAGCAAGAAAAGCCGATCATGATGCTCAATTGCAGCTATATGGTCAAATGCTATCTCAAGCATCTACTGTATGGGGATCAATGACCCAAATGGTTAAAGATGCCAAAGGTGAAAACTCAAAGACATTTAAGGCAATGTTTTTGGCACAACAAACAATGGCTATTGCTCAACAGATCATTAATACAGAGCTTGCTGCTGGTGCAACTACAGCACAAACTGGTATTTTTGGTATCCCTGCTGCTGCTGCAATTCGAGCTACTGGCTATGCATCTGTCGCACTCATTGCAGCGCAGACTATTGCAGGATTCAAAGACGGTGGTTACACAGGAAACTACGGAACAAGCCAAGTTGCAGGCGTAGTGCATGGTAAAGAGTTCGTTGTAAATGCAGAAGGTACTAGACGTAACCGCGCAGCACTAGAAGCTATGAATAGTGGTGCAACACTTAGCGGTGGCGGTGGAATGGTGCAGCCAATCGTGAATGTGTATACACTAGAAGGTGAAACAGCAGACGTAACAACCAATGCAGATGGTAGCCTTGATATTCGCATTCGCAAGGTTGCAGGGGATTATTTAAGAAATGAATTATCAAGCCAAAATAGTCAAACAAGCAAAGCCATCAAGCAGAATTTTAACGTCACAGCAAAACGATAAGGAATAAAAATGAATAGACTTGCTTATTGTCCGAACCAAAGCGGCTATTCAGCCGCATTCGGCAATGATGTTATCAGTCAAGAGCTAGACGGTGGCGGTGGTCGCTACCGCCGTGACATCCGCAGAAAATCACATACAGCTAGTGTGAATTGGCTTATTGATCTTGCAGGATACCAATATATAACAGCATTCTATCGAGTGTGGGCGCGCAATCCGTCACAGCCATTTGTTGCTCAATTGGTAATTGATGATGAACTGAAAGACTATGAGTGCTTTTTCAGGAGTCCGATTAATTTAGATTCACAAGAAGGTCTAGCTTATAAAGTTTCGGCACAATTAGAGGTTAAGGCACTTATTTCTAATGATGCTTTTGATGATGCTATTGTGGCTATTAGTGTTTTTTCAGATACATTTAATCCGCTTGATGAGTTAGCCAATCAAGAACTACCAGCAGCATTAGGGGAATAAAATTGAGTCAATACACGTCATTTTTTCTTAATGCGAAGGGTGGCTTGATTTATCTTGAGTGCATTGAGATTGATCACTCTACATTTGCACAGCCTTTCCGATTTGTCAGAAATGACACATCTGGAATCACAGTAAAGCATGAAGATGGATTAGATTATTTTTATCAATATCAAGTGCTAGAAATTCAACGATCAAATGTCACAAATGACTTAGATCAAATCATGAATATTAATTTTTTTGATACAAATGATGAATTTATGGACGCAATTGAATCAATAGAGACTAATGAGCGACCAACATTTAAATACAGAGCGTACCGAGATGATGATTTAACATTTCCAATGCAATTAATTCAAACGCTAGAAATAACTTCTGCAAGCAAAGATAGTAGCGGTGTAGTGACATTTGAAGCTAGAGCGCCAGAGCTGAATGCTGTAAAAACTGGTGATGCTTATACACTAGAACGGTTCCCAATGTTGCGAGGCACCTTATGATCGAATTATTTAATCGAGAATATTCTCAGCAATACACCTGTAATGAATTTGCATGTGAAGCTTGGCAGAAGATTACTGGTGAAGATTTATCAAAAAGAATGAATGATCATTTAAATGGGGTTGGTACTTTCGATGAATTAGTGGCACCTGAGTCGCCATGTATTGCATTTTTCTCAATCAATAAAAAATTAGATACGCACGTTGGTATCTTTTACAAAGGGAAGATTCTGCATTTATCAATGCGTGGTGTTCAATATGTGCCGCTTGAATTTGTTATGATTGGATTTAGAGAAGTGAGGTTCTATAAATGATCGTAAATATTCGACCTGATCCATTTGACAAAAAAACATGGTACACAAAAGAGGTTCCAGACTTATGTGCATATTTAGCGCAAGAGTTTGATGTATTCCCAAGTAATGCCCGTATTTATCATGTCATGGTGACGTTTAAAAATGATGTAACACCGATTGATGAGCGTGGAATTAATAATTTACAGAGCCTAGATGGCGAGTTTTATGTGGTTGTTTATCCAAAAGAGCCAATCTCTGCTGCATTATGGGCGTTATATGCGGTAATTGCCGCTACTACTGCATACAGTCTATACATGGTTTTGACCATGCCAAAGCCTGTTATTTCAGCAGCACAGTCATCAAACAACGACCTTGCTTCTCGTCAAAACCAAGCTCGTTTAGGTGGTCGTGTTCCAGAAGTTTTTGGTAAATTGCGTGCTGTACCTGATTTGATTTCAGCGCCAATGACATATTACGATGACAATAATAAAGAAATTGAAGAATGCTTGATGTTATGTACACGCGGATATATTCAAATCCATGATGTAAAAGATGACCAAACAAGCATTAATGACATTGCTGATATGGCTGTGTCGGTTTACGATCCATTTACAAGTATTATTGGTGCACCAATTTACCAAGTTGGTGAAGCATTTACTGAGCCGCCAAGTTTCTCTATTAAATCAAAATCAATCAATGGTCAGACCTTAAATGTGCCGAATGACCAAAAAATTGAATCATCTGAAATATATTTCCAATTTCCTGATTTGATTAAAACAGCATCACCTTTTATAAATTTAGATACCTTGTTTGACGAGGATGACTCAATTGCTATTTATGGTGCTGAATTTATTGTTGATAATGCTTTATTTTCTGGCGCACTAACAGTAAAAGCAACGAAACAGATAGTCATTAATTCAGCTCAAGATATTTTAAGCGTAAACAACTTCCAAAGCATTATATTGTCCGCTGCATTGGTAAAGGTTATCACTACTATTCCACCAGTCCCACCAGCAACAGACCCAACTATTATAGAAAACTACTATGATCTTTCGGGCAACTACTCGGTATCTTCAACAGTAAAAACACCAATACTTGGCGGTTTCGAGTATTTAATCACGCTTCACAATGCAGAGCAAATAAACCAGAATTGGCAATATATCGAAGAAGATTATGATATTAATGCGGGTGTTATTTTCACCAATAATACTAGCTCAATCAATCTTAATGGCACATACATCGTTGATTCGGTATCAGCAAATGAAATTAAATTAATCAATCCTGATTTGCTAAATAGTGATTGGTCAAAACTCAACACACTAGCAAATCAGAATACACAAAGCCAGCCGCGCAGCATTCGACTAGACAAGCTCAATAATAGTTGGGTTGGTTGGCACAACTTAGATTTAGAGAATACGGAAGAATTAGTATTTAACTTGTTCTACCAAAACGGATTATTTTATCAAGACTCAAAAGGCGGTGTATGGGGTGATACCATGACTGTATTAGTTGAATATCAATACATTAATGCAAGCAATCAACCAATTGGCACAATCTACTCTGAATTATTTAGTGTTTCAAATAGCTCAAAAAGCCCATTTGGAACAACAAGAAAAATTATACTTCCTGTTGCTGGCAAAGTTAGATTCAGGATTGCTCGGACAACACCAACAAAAAATGATAAAACACAAGATTTAACCAAAATAAAGGATGTATACGCTGTATCAAAAAGCACTGTATTGAATTATGGAGATGTAACTATCATTCGATCAAAAACCATTGGTACAGAAGGCGCTTTATCATTAAAAGAGCGCAAACTCAACATGCTTGTTACTCGAAAATTACCATTAAACGGAACTGGTGCATTAACGCCAACTACATCGGCAGCTCAAGCATTGATATATCTAGCTTTTGATAGTAAGAATGGGCGCAGAAGTTCATTTGAAGTAGATGTAGATCAAATATTAGCTACAGAGCAAGAAGTAAATGCCTATTTTGGTTCAGCCAAGGCAAGTGAATTCAGCTATACATTAGATGATAACAATCTGTCATTTGAAGAAATCGCAGGGATGGTGGCAAGCTCGTGTTTCTGTGAGCCTACGCGCTTCGGTAGTAAATTAAGACTTAATTTTGAGCAACCGAAAGAAATCCCAACCTTGCTATTTAACCATCGCAATAAAGTACCAAAAAGCGAAAAACGCACACAAAGTTTTGGGGTATCAAAGGACTACGATGGTGTACAGATTGAATACACATCACCAAACGATGATGCTCGCATAAATTACACAGCGCCAGAAACAGGGACTAGAAACAACTTATTGAAGATCAGCACAACAGGTATCCGTACAGAAGAACAGGCCAAAACGCGCGCTTGGCGCGAATGGAACAAATTATATTATCAGCGTGTTACTTGTGAATTTGAAGGACTGGACGAATCAAACCTATTATCACGAAATGATTTAATTTTGGTTGCAAATAACACCAAATTAACAACACAGGATGGCGATATTGAATCCATAGATGGATTGACACTTTCATTGTCTCAAAATGTTATAATTGAAACTGGCAGTAGCATATATTTGCAAATGTCGGACGGCACAGTTGACATTATTGGTTGTGTTGAAGGATCAGCAAAAAATCAAGTTATTTTAAGCAGAGCGCCATTAATGCCACTGGTTGTTGATAGTGATAGATATGCAAAAACGACTTATGAAATTATCAATGCTGGAAACGAAACATCATCCATGTTCTTGCTTGCTGAAATGTCACCACAATCAAAAATGACAAACTCGCTTAAGTGTGTAAACTATGATGCAAGATATTATGAAAAAGACCACGAGTTTTTTTAGGAGATTAGATTAATGGCTGATATGGTTACAGTTCAAGAGCTTGAGAATGCCAAGATTGATGCACGAACGATTGGAGAGTCGGTTAATGAAAATAAAATTGTAACACCTCGTTATGGTGCGCCATTTAAATCAATGCCAATGATTGCAGAGGAGATGCAAAGTATAATCGGAACTATTATTGCTGGTGGTGTTCCAGCAAGTATTGTTTTAGATGGCAATCAAGCACAAGACGAAATAAATCTCTACGGCGGTAAAAAATACGACATGCCTGCTGGTGGTTATCTAGTAGGTGGGTTGGTTCGCTTAGATAATGGCGACATTGTAAAAAGCACTGTTGCGAATAATACTGTTGATCCGAATGTTGATATGTCGGGATGGGTTAATCCAGAAAGTATACTAAAAAGTGTTCTTGAGTATGGGGCAAGATCAAATGCCAACAATTCCCAATCATTCGATAGTACAGCTGCATTTCAAAATGCTTTAGATTTCGAGTGGGTTGTATACCCTGCTGCTGTGTCACTAGCTTCTTATCCAAAATCAAAAAATAAGCGTGTCCGCGTCCCATTGGGTCGCTACTTGATTACGGACACACTACCATTAACATCATATCTTCATTTGGATTTCGATGACGGTGTTGTAATTGATTTTAAACCAGTCTCTAAAATTCCACTGCTCGCACCCCCAATTCAAAAAATGAAAGATGCTTATGCTGCGGGAGCAACAACATGGAAAGACATGACGCTTTACGGTATGCGTATCACTGGTGCTGCGCTGCTTAAGGGTAATATGACAAAGAACAGCACTATTCATGCGACTTATGCAATTCAAGCATCAAACTCACACCGTGGGTTATTCTCAAGAATTGCAATTGAAGGATTTGAGACTGGACTATCTATTGATCGTTTAGATACAAGTTCATGGACAGGCACAGCGATCGGTAACTTCTACGAGAACGTAGTTGATAATGTTTCAATTAAAGACTGCAAGTTGAATTTCTATAACAGTGGGAATTTAACAACAATGATTAATTGCAGTATAGGTCACGAAACGCTTGCAACAAACGACCCGAATATGGGTGATTACTTGATGAGGAACACTGGTGCGGGGTTTACATCAACCAATTTAAATATTGCATCGGTTTGGCGTGGGACAAACCCCAAAAAAGGTCATATTTACGAAGCGTGTCAGGGTTCAACATATCACGGATTATATTCTGAATACTTCGACAATCTCTTTGTTGTAAATCCTGCGCTTCGATTTGGGGGTTTGAAAGTTGATGTTGGGCATGTTGTTAAATATCCAACAGATGTTCTTCTTAAGTTTGTAGATGGATATATGCCATCTTATAACCCTGCGACAAATACACGAAGTGGGACGAACTTAAAAAGCGCAGCAAACTGGACAGAACTAAACACAGGTGGTATCCAATTCTTTAACTCGCAAGCAGAACTGCTTGATGATTTTTTTGTTTTCGCACCGCAATACGATTTTAAATACGGGTTGTATGGAGCTTACTTCCCAGCGATACAGCAGATCGCAGTAGACTTTAAGCGATTCGGTACTCGAAACGATGGCTTTCTATCAAAGAATGGCGCAAGATTTATCGCAACACAGGCGACCACATTGAGATTTCCAGTTAAGCAAAACCAGTATGATGCGTACATATGTATCTTGGCTAAAGTGATAACAGGAAACTTCGCAGGTGCAGACATAAAATTAAATGTTGATTCTATCGGCAATGAGTTTATCACAACAGCAGAGACATTCTATGATTACGGGAACGGATGGAAAATGTATGCTGTTCGAGACGCATCGTTAGACCCACGAAAAGTAACAAACCTAGAAATTTCCATAAAAAACGGTGTTCAGGTTGAAATTGAGCACATTGGGGCATATAAAAACGGAGTTCCGATCTATCCAAATTTCAAAGATGTTATGCCGAAAATTAACTCAAATACTTTCATGTATTGCGGTAATAGTGATGTCGCTTCGTCTTATCTTAAAGTTTCGGGTGGTCAGCTTGGCATTGGTGATGCTTTAGCGCCATTCATCCAAGTTGTGGGCGGTGCGGTAAATCAAGAAAGAAACATATCATACACTTTTGTTGAGACAGAAGGTACAAATAGACAAAATACACTGGATGGAAATCATACGGGTTTTTATGGCAATGCAAATATTACATTCTCAGATGCAAACACATTTGATAGTGCGGTAACTGCTACTGGAAATTCTAGGAACCTTGCTGAATCAATCGGTATCGGGCAGTATATTGGGATCACGCAAGACGCGATATTAACAGCTGATGCTAAAGTTGTTGATAGGGTTTATAGTGTTCCTGAGTCTAAATATACAACCAACTTGATTCTAAATAAAAACTTCAATGTTGCTGTTGCTATTGCAAGTCATTCTGCTGCACAGAAGCCAATTTACAAAACTGTAAAAGGTGCTGATGTTGCTAAGACGCTGACAGGCTCCAAAACTTTTGATCCACCTTCGTTAGCAGCCAACGCGATTCAGTCAACTACAGTAACAGTATCGGGTGCTTTAGTTGGTGACACCGTAGATGTTGGTTTCTCTGTTGCGTTGGGTGTATCTAGTAGAATGTGGGGTGAGGTCACAGCAAGCAATACTGTTACCGTTTACCATCAAAATTTAACCGCAAGTGTTGTAGATGTTCTAAGCGGAACACTAATAACCAAGGTTATTCAATAAAACCAAACCACCTTCGGGTGGTTTTTTATTATCTGATTGTTTATGTTAATATTTGTAAAACTTATATAGGGGTGAGGCCTTGCAAGAACATGACAAAACAATTGTTACGCTAGTATTTATTGGAGCAATGATTGGGATTGGGAAGTTGCTTGTTTCAGATGAGCAGCTAACAGTTCGGCTGGCATTAGGGAGGATGATTCTTGGTGTTGGGGTTTCATTGATACCCGGTGCTCTGCTATTGCACTTCTCAAAAATTGAACCACTAGCACTCATTGGATTAGCATCTGCTTTCGGTATCCTTGGGAGCACATTCATTGAACAATATCTAAAGCGACTTACCAAAAAGTGGGGTGGTTAAATGAAAATTGTAACAATCACAGCAGGACATTCCAATTCTGATCCGGGTGCGGTAAATGGCGAGCATAAAGAGTCAGTATTAATGGCATCGTTCCGAAATGCTGTGGCTGTATATTTGCGTGCAAATGGCATTCGTGTTGTCACAGATGGTACAGGATTAGTAAACAAGCCATTAAAAGAATCTATTAGCTTAATTAAAGGATCGGATTTAGCAATCGAATTCCACATGAATGCAGCAACCTCAAAGCAAGCGAATGGCGTTGAAACAATCGCACTACCAAAAGATAAAAAACTAGCTCAGTCACTGTCTAAAGCTGTGGCAGAAGTTTTTGGCTCTCGGTTACGCGGCGACAATGGTTGGATTGATCAAAGTCAGTCAGCGCGTGGAAGTCTTGGTTATATCAATGCAGGTGGACTAATTGTAGAGCTTGAATTTATCTCAAACGATGACAAGTTAAAAACATTTAATGAGAAATATTGGCTCGCAGCTAAAGCTGTTGCAGAGGTTATTAAGGAGTATTTGAAATGAGTATTACACAAACTGCCAGTGTGTTAATTACTGGCACACAATTGGTAAAAGAGGTGCTTGGCACGGTGCTAAAAGCTATGGATGCAGCAGAAGCTGAAAAGAATAGCGGTGCAGACAAGAAAGCATGGGTAATTGCTTTTGTTGAATCAGTAGTCAATGATATTGGTGAAAAGTGGGAGCATTGGCTAAAAATGGTGATTAGTTTTATTGACTATGCGAAGGCTTTTTATAATCAGTTTAAGTAATTAGAAAAGCCCCTAAATGGGGCTTAACTCATACTTTTTTAATGCTAAATCTAAAGTGAAAATATATCTAATCCACTCATAATTTCTAAAGAAGTAACATTCATTTGGTGATACAACTTTCCAATATTCTTTTTCATTATCTATGTGAGTTGCGCCTTTTGGTTTTATTGCCTCACTCATCCCTCAATTCCTTAATCAGCGGACATATCACATCATTCAATGCTTGATTATATCCTTTGTTGTATGTTGCCCAAAATGATAGCCAGTGTTTATTTACTTGTGCATCTTTAAACTGGTATTCATATTTTTTATGGGGTTCTTTATCTAAATTTGTTACTGGTACACCGATAAAATCAAGGTGTTTTATGAATAGCTCAAACACTATAGTTGTCCTCAATTGATTTTACGATTGAGCTATAAGCTGGGTCGCTACTTTTAATGAATGTGCCATTGTGCATGATACCTTTGCGATCTTTAATGTCGTTGTAAGCTACCGATAAGCATTCTTCTAGCGTAGTTTTATGGTTGCGAGCAATTCCATTAAGGATGTTTAGAATACGCTTAACAATGCCACTTGGAAATGATTTATATTCCGCCAATTCTACATAATCAACAAGTGAACCTTGGAGTTTCAAGAGTAATTTTTTGTTGGTATCTTCTGCCCATTCTGGTGCATTAAAACTTGATAGTGTTGCTCCTAGCTGCTTGGCAATAATGATCATAACTACTAAAACATCCCCAACATCATCTTTAATATCTCGACCTTTCCCGATATTGTCTGCAAGTTCGCCTGCTTCTGAAAATAATTTCATAGCTTGATCAATTGGTTTACATCCGTTAATCAGGTTACGGTCTTGTGCCCATTGTTCAACTTTTAGTATTAGTTCTTTCACTTCGCATTCCTCAATTCTTCAATAAATTCTTTGCCAATCGCTAACCAGTTACTACAGAAATCTAACCACAATAACTGACAATTCTTATTCATCTGACCATCTTGCCACAATACAATCTGTCTGCGCTCCTTTGGCATTTTTACGTTAATGCATGTCATAGATAGGTCAGGATTCATTTTAGCTTTGTAGCCAATCACGGTTAAAAACATCATGAATGGCTCTAATACTCGTTTTGGGATCTTTTTCATTTAAACTCTAGTCGTTGTGAATTAACAATGTTAGTGCCTGCAACTGGTACGCCTGCTTTTTTAACAGCGGTTTTGTCAACCGTAATGGTAACTTTTTCGTGCTTGTATTCTTCCGGCACAAGTGACTCATCTTCAACAATTACGCTCGGTGGATTGTCACGAACTTTAATTGATAGAATCGGATCTTTAATTTCAGTCTTTCCGAAGCCTTGCATCTGATATAAAAGCAAGTCGTGTAAATTGCTGTACTGGCTATCGAGTGCTTTAATCTTTTTAGCTAGTCGATCAGATTCTAGTTTGATGATTTCTTTTTGTTGCTGGATATGTTGTAGATATTTAGCAACATTGATTGCTTTTTTATCCCAGTTATCTTCTGATTCAACCATTTGTTTTAGCAACGACTGAACTTCATCACTGCTTGGATCAGCACCTTGTTCTAGCAGTAAAGTAACATCATCTACTAGGCTTTGAGTTGCATTTCCTAAATCATATAAACTTGTCATTTTGCACACCTTTATTTAATGGAGGCCCTGCGAACAGGGCTTGTTATGTTATATCAAAATGGAAGGTCATCATCTAAGTCAGGCGCAGGACTTCCATAGCTACCACTTGGCATTGCTGTGAAGCTACCTTCACCACGGCTCTGACCACCCATCAATTCTTTATGCTGCTTAGTGAATCGCGGTTTAGCACTGTCTAGTTTCTCTTTCAAGTTATGAATCTGTTTAGCTGCTGTTTCACCGTTTAGAATTTCATTCGGTGTCAAAAGTGTTTTGAACTGGTACACACCAAAGAATGTGGCCTTATCAATTTCTTTCGGTGATCCGTCTTTCATGTATGCGTCAGTTTCAATCTGGATTAATGCACCAAAGTATTTATTGGTTAATTCAGGACAAATCACCGCATTTCGTTCTGCTTCACCGCCAACATCTTTATCGTATTCAGTGACCTTGCCTTGCTGTTCTGTTAGATTCTGCAATCCAGTACAAGTCATAATGCCGTCAAGCATATTTGCAGACATGTCGTTACGTGTGCCGTCACCTTTTTGGAACCATAAATCAATCTTAGCCTTGTTCTTTGCAGCATCAACTAATGTTAAGCGCAGACCGCGTGACTGTTTTGGTGCTTGCCCTGCAATCCATTCAGCAGATTCAATTTTTAAAACGTAATCACCGTTTTTGTCGATGTATCCGCTTTGTTTGTCGTTGGCTTGTTTAGCGCCTTCTTTGTTTAGTGCATATCCGCTCATTGTGCTGCTTCCTGTTGTTGATTGGTGATTTCAAAAAATTCGCAGATTGCTTTATCTACTGCATTTAGGTCGTTGTCAATATGTTCAGACTCAAACATACCCATTGGTGATTTAACTGTTGTATTACCGTTGTTTTCCGTCATAAAACGATACTGACCGTTTATAACCGTTGTTTGTAGACATACTGTAACCATGCCTTCAAGAGTGATTTTCTCATCAAGCATTTTACCAATAGTTTTAATCTTGGTCTTTCCCTGCTGATCCTCCTCCGTATGGCTTAGAATATATACACGTTTATCATCTGAAAGCTTTGATGCTTCTGTCAAAATATCCCATGCATTTTTCCCAATTTCTGTGAATTTATCAAATCCTCTTTCCGAACTTCTACGCATGAATTCATTTGCCATGATGTATTGGAAGTCATCAATAATGATAATTGGTCGTTTGCACTTATGCATTACCTGCATGATTGTTTCAGCTTTATCAGAAACATAGATTGAACCACCTTCATTTGTTAATTTTTTCCATTCTTTACTACGAAATGGCAAAGGCTTTTCAATTACTTTGATTAATAAAACATCTTTCGGATCAAGATTACGTAGGCTTGTTGACTTTCCTGTTCCTGATTGACCTAGCACTAGAATTGGGATGCTCATTGTGATAGCTCCTGTAATTTATCTATGAATTGCTGCAATACTTCGTCTGAATCAGAATATTCGATGTATGACTCGGTGAATTCAGTGTCATTCCAACCCCAAAAAACGCTACAGCAAAAATTATACTTTCTAATTTCTAACGATGCAGACATTACCGTTTTATTGATTTCGAAATCAGTGTTTAATTGATTAAACTCAATAACAGCATTTACTGCTTTTATAATTAATTCTGTATTCATGGTTTGCACACCTTGTTTAAAGTCATTGCATAGTAACAGCACTTTTTAAGTATTGCAATAATTAATTAATTAAATTATTATAAAGGTACTTTAAAGGAGCTATAAATATGTCAGTGGCAAAGATTGTAAAAGATAAATTGTCGAAACTAAATGAAATTGGTGATCATGTGATTCTAAACGACATTCCAATGCGTCGCCTATCTCCAGCTGTTAGCACTTATGCAGTTAACTCAGATAAGGTTTTCGCAGTTCGTCATGTTCGTGGAAATAACATTGTTATGTGTTTTGGGGGTAAATAAATAATGAAACGATATAAGTATGCTGTATTCCTGCGACACCCAGTAACTAAGGATGTTCAACATGGAACTATTGAGTTTGATGCAGATGGTGAATATATGGATTTCTCAGAATTGGTCCGTAAATTAAACATGGAACAGAATATCTGTAAATTTAATGAAGGACATACACTTATTGGACTTAACATTGTTTCTGTGGAGGATATTTAATGAATATAGATCAAATGGCGCATGAATACGCAAAAGAGCTACTAAAAACAACACACGCCAATCATGGTTTTTTAAGTACAGTTGAGCTTGAGAATGTTTCAGAGGTGTCTTGGGCATTGGCTGAGCTTATGAAAGCCGAGTCAGATAAACGAAAGCCGAAAGGATTGCCAGATGCGATCAAAGGGCTAGAGTCATCTAAAAAAATACCACCGCTTGATAAGGATGCGACGATAAAATATTCCGATGGACTTGTGATCGACTG